GGGTAAAACACCCTTAAAGGAGAACGCTATGTTTGGTATTTTACGCTGTAAGAAGACCTACGTCGTGGCTGCTATGTCGATCCTCGGCGCAGGCGCGAGCTACGCCACGGGCGACGCCACGGCCATGCAGGCAGCTCAACTGGCTGTCACGGCGCTTCTGGGTGCGACCCTGCGCAGCGGCATGCGATAACAATGCGTTATGGCCGCTCAGTTTCGGTAAGTGCGCGTTGACGGCCCTAGCAGGTGACACCCTGCGTTAATTGCGCTACAAAATCGCGTTTGACGGTCGAGGCTTAGACCAGAGCTGCGGCGTCCAAATAGCCCTCTAAAAGGTGCTGTATGGCCACCACTACGACTTTTACAACGCTGAAAGACGACGTGCAGCGCTACTTGGAGCGCGGCGATAGCTTTGCGGCAGACCCCGTGTTCTTTGAGCAGCTCCCGCGCCTCATTAATTTGGCCGAGCGCCGCATCGCGCGCGAGCTTAAAATCCAAGGCTTTATCAACGTCGTCACGGGCACCATGGCGGCGGGGCAGTCGGTCTACCCGAAGCCGGATCGTTGGCGCGACACCGTCAGCTTCAACATCGGTACGGGCACCACCAACGACACCCGCACTTTCCTGTTCATCCGCGACTACGAGTACATGCGCACGTACTGGCCCGACGCTACGCAAGAAGAGCAGCCGGTGTTCTACGGGGACTACAACTACGGAAACTGGTTGGTCGTGCCGACGCCGGACGACGCCTACCCCTTCGAAGTGCTGTTCTACGAGCTGCCCGTCCTACTGGACGAGGAGAACCAGACAAACTGGCTCACCGAGTACGCGCCGCAGATACTGCTGTACGCCACGCTGCTGGAGGCCACTCCCTTTCTCAAGAACGACGAGCGTATCCCGGTGTGGCAGCAGATGTACGACCGCGCGGCAGCTATGCTGAACGGCGAAGACCTCGCCAAAATTCTTGATCGCTCCGCCGTTCGCAAGGAGGCCTAGATGCCTAATTCCTACACGCAGGTTTTTGGCGGAAACACCATCTACCCGTCCGACGTCTCGTATCTCGCGCTCACGCTGACCGCCAACATCACGCTGGAGTGGCCCCTTGAGGCCAGCACGGGCAACAACGTCGTCGCCCGCATCCTCGATGTTACCTCCAACGGCGCGTTTTCCATCAGCATGCCGAACGCCACGCAGGCGGGCGTTGGCCAGACCATCCTGTTTAATAACGTCGCGGCCACCACCTTCACGGTGAAGAGCTACACCGGCACCACGCTCATCAGCATCCCCAGCGGCACGCAGTGGGAGCTGTATCTGACAGACAACACCACCACGACGGGAACGTGGCGCGCGTTCCAGTTCGGGGCGGCTACGACAAGCGCACAAGCCGCCGCGCTGGCCGGGTACGGTCTCGTAGCGCAGGGCGCTACGTTGGCGCAGTCGGAACCGGTTACGGTGTTCAACACCAGCTACACGTTCGGCGCGGCAGACCGAGCGGGCGCGTATGTATGGGACGGGGGCTTGGGTACGGTCACGCTGCCTGCCGCATCGACGGCGGGCAATGACTGGTTCGTCTCCCTGCGCAACGACGGCACGGGAAACCTGACCCTTACCGCCGCAGGCAGCGACCTGATCAACGGCGCGGCCACCCTTGTCCTACGCCCCGCCGACAGCGCCACCGTCGTCACTGACGGCGTCTCGTTCTGGACAATCGGACTGGGGCAAGACCCGGTATTTGCCTTCGACTACACGTCGATCAGCATAACCAGTCAAACGTCGCCGTACACGCTTAGCGGCGCAGAACTTAACCGCATCGCGTACCAGTTTGTCGGCGTCCTCACCGCCAACATGATTGTCTACGTGCCCGCGACAACGCAGCAGTATTGGGTCGCGAACGACACGACCGGCGGCTCCTTCACGCTGAGCATTGGGACGTCTACGCAGGCCGCGCCACTCACCGTCACGCGCGGATCGCGCGGCATCTACTACTGCGACGGGACGAGCGTCCTCAAGGCCGACACCGCCTCCATCGCCGTACCAATAGCCGTTAGTGATGGCGGCACTGGGTCTACGACCGCGTCAGGGGCGCGTGTAAACCTCGGCGGCACGTCCGTGGGCATCGCGGTCTTCACGGCGGCAACTACGGCGGCGGCGCAGACGGCCATCGGCCTGACCGTCCCCTTTACCGCTGCTCAAGGCGGAACGGGCCTGACGGCCTCCGGCACCGTCGGCAACGTACTCACGTCTACCGGCTCTGCGTGGGTGTCATCGGCTCCCGTCGCTGGCGGCACGGTCACCAGCGTCGGTGTCGGCGGCGGCACGACGGGCCTGACGACCTCGGGCGGGCCGATCACCACAAGCGGCTCGATCACTCTCGCAGGGACGCTGATCCCGGCGAACGGAGGCACCGGACAAACTTCCTACACGAACGGCGAGTTGTTGATCGGCAACACCACCGGCAACACCTTGACCAAGGCGTCGCTGACGGCAGGCAGCGGCATATCAATCACGCCCGGTACTGGTTCTATTACTCTTGCGCTGGACTACACTGCGACCAGCCCGTGGACGGGCAAGCAGACGTTCACCGGCTCGACCAGTGTCTTGGCGGCAAAGCTCGTCAACGCCCTAGAGACAGCCACGATCAGTGCCATAGCGGCGACGGGCACCATTAACTACGACATCACAACGCAGAGCGTCCTCTACTACACGACCAACGCCTCGGCTAACTGGACGACGAACCTGCGCGCCTCCTCCGGCACGACGCTGAACACGGCAATGGCGACGGGTGAGAGTATTACGGCGGCCTTCCTCGTCACTCAAGGGGCTACCGCGTACTACAACAGTGCCGTGCAGGTGGACGGCACAACGGTCGGCGTCACGATAAAGTGGCAGAGCGCGGTGCCTACGGCGGGCAACGCCTCCGGTATCGACGTCTACACTTACACCGTCATTAAAACCGCAGCCTCCACGTTCACCGTCCTCGCCTCTGTCACCCCCTTCGTGTAATGGCCTCCAAACTCATCCAGATAAAGTCGGAACCGGGTATCAAGCGCGACGGTACGCGCCTAGAGGGCGGCGGCTATACCGACGGGCAGTGGGTCCGCTGGCAGCGGGGCTTGCCGCGCAAGATCGGCGGCTATCGCTCCATTAACAAGTTTCTTCAGGGCCTCGTGCGCGAGCTTAATGCGTACACGCAGGACAACCTGACTTACGTCCACGCCGGGTCATCCAGCTTGGTCGAGCGCTTCTACATAGACAACACGAACAACACGAGCATCATCGTCGACCGCACGCCTGCCGGGCTCACTGTCGACGACGGCAACATGTGGCAGTTCGACGTGGCCACCCTGCTGTCCGGCGGCATCCCGTCGCCCCTCCTTATTGCGCAGGTCGCGCCCAATCTGGATTGCATCTGCAACAGCACCGGCGGGGAGCTGTACTACGGGGACTTGTTCGCCACGACGCCGCTGGTGCCCATAACGCTACCGACCGGCGGCAGTGCCACCGGCGGCATCGTATCCGTCCAGCCGTACACCTTCTTCTACGGGGACAATGGTTACATCGCGTTCTCCGTGGCGGGCGACCCTACGGACTTTGTCGGCTCGGGCTCGGGCTCCGTAAACGCCGCCTCGCAGAAAGTCGTGCGGGGCTATGCGGTGCGCGGCGGCGCGGGAAACTCCCCCTCCGCGCTGTTCTGGACGGCGGATGCGCTGATCCGCGCCACCTTTGTCGGCGGCATAGAAGTGTTCCAGTTCGACACCATATCTGCGCAAACCTCCATCCTCGGTGCGAACACGGTCATTGAGTACGACGGCGTGTTCTATTGGTGCGGCGTGGACCGCTTCCTGATGTTCAACGGCGTCGTTCGCGAAGTGCCTAACCTGTTCAATTTGAACTTCTTCTTTGACAATCTTAACTACTCCTGCCGCCAAAAGGTGTTTGTCCTAAAGGTTCCCAAGTACGGGGAAATCTGGTGGTGCTTCCCGAAGGGGTCTGCGACCGAGCCTGATCACGCCGTGATATACAATGTGCGCGAAGGCACGTGGTACGACACCGCGCTGGCCAACGGGGGCCGCTCTGCGGCCCAGTTCCCTACGGTGTTCCGCCGCCCCCTGATGACGGGCTCGGTGCCGTCCATAACCGCCACCTCCTACCGCATAACGGAGGCCGAGGACGCGCGGATCACCGAGGAAGGCAACCTGCGCGTGACGGAGGACAGCAACGTCTCCCGGTACAAGTTGTGGGTCCACGAGATCGGTATGGACGAGGTGGACGGCCAAGCCGTGCAGCCTATCCAGTCGTATTTTGAGACGGGCGACATCGCGCTGCCGCTCTTGGACGGCACAAACCGCTCTCTGCAGGTGGTGATGGTCGAGCCGGATTTCGTGCAGACCGGCGACATGACCCTGCAAATCCAAGGGAACGCAAACGCCCGCGCCAACACGGTGAGCGGAGATGCGGTGACCTTTGCGGACACCGCATCAACGGCCACAGAACAGGTGCTCTATTTCAAAACGCAGCGCAGGCAGTTGCGCTTCCGGTTCGAGAGCAATGTCATTGGGGGCGACTATCAAATGGGCCACGTCTTTGCGCACGTCCAGCCCGGCGACGGGACGACCCTCGGATGATCAACCCAGTCAATATGACCTTACGCGATTGGGCAGATAGCGTTATATTAGCTATCGGTGATGCTCGGTCCTTCGGGAAACTGATGGACGAAGAGCGTTGGCAAGACTGGGCCATGAGTTTCGTTCGCACGACGAACTTTACGCAACAGCTTGTACCCGATCCATACCAGTTCTCTGATTGGCGCGAGTGGGCACAGCGGGCGTACCCGATGCTAGAGGCAGGCTAACATGGACGGCTTTTCAGTAGGGGACATCCAACTCCCCGCCGACTTCGACCAGCGGATCGCGGCGCAACTTGCGGCGCAGGGCTACAACTTTGCTGTCCAGCCTTCCGCTCCGGCAACTGCCGCTCCGGCGACTGCCGCTCCAGCAAATGCCGCTTCAAACTTCGCTGTCCAGCAAGACCTGCCGATTGAAAAGCTGCTGCCGGTGCCGCAAGCTATCAAGCCGAGCGTCCCCGATCTTCGCGCAGACATGATCGACCCAGACTTCGCTGTTCAGTCCTCGATGCCCTCGGCTACTGCCGCCAACAACTTTGCTGTCCAGCAGGGCTCGCCGTTCGGCGCAACCGCCGGACTACCGAATTTTTCTGTTCCGTCTAATCCCCCGTCTTTTGATCCCAACGTCATGGCCGTAGACGACTTTATACCGAGGGGACCGCCACGCACGTCTACGGCTTCGCCCGCCGACCTCTTCAACGTCAACAAGACGGGCCTGGTCAACGAGCAGGGCATGGGTGAAAACCCGCCCACCTTGGCCGTGGCGGGCGCAACAGGCACGGCAGCGCCGACAAATCTAACCGTGGCTAACGCGACGGGCACGGCAGCGCCAACAAACCTGACCGTGGCTGGCGCAACGGGGGCTGTGCCTATTGGTCCCGGCGTCACCCTCAATCCGCAGGGCCTGACGACCCCGGAAGTGCCGACGATCACGGCGACACCGGCAGCGGCGTTCGACTACAGCAGGCTGTCTACGGGCGAGCCGCAGCTCGTGGCGGCGGGCGCGTCGTACAAGAACAATGCCACCGGGCAGATGGTTCTGGCGGGCACAGATCACTACGTCACCTACACCAATGACGGTGACTTTGCGGGCACGGTCATGGTCGCCCCCGGCCAGAAAATCCGCATGGTCGATGCCATCGACGGAAGTATAGTGTTCGAGGGCACCGGGCCGGAGGGTGCCAAGCAGGCGACCGCCATCGCCAACGCCATGTCACAGGACAAGGGCCGCAAGGCCGCGTGGAAGATCGAGGCGGAGAACGAGCAGGGCGGCTACACCACCCAAGCCTCCGAGCGGTACGACCCGAAGAAGCAGAGCTTCTTTGGTAAGCTGGCCGACATTGCGCTGCCGATCATCGGAATTGTGCTGGCGTTCACTCCCGGCGGTCAGGCCCTTCTTGCCGGTATGGTGGCCGCTGGCGGAAGCATCGGCCTGTCCGCCGCTGCTGTACAGGCTGGTGTAGGCGCGGCGGCAGGCTCAACACTGTCCAGCGTTGGCCAAGGCCGCAGCCTTAAAGACACGGCACTTCGCGCGGCCATCAGCGGCATAGGTGCGGGGGCGGGGGCTCAGTTCTTCCCTGCTGCTCCGGCGCCCGGACTTTCCCCGGCGTCGGGAGTGAACGGGATCGCCGCGAACGCACTGCCCGGCAGTGTTGCCCTTATTAACACGCCCCAGACCCTCGCCAGCGGCATCGCCGGAATTGGTGGCGGCGCGGGCGGAGGTGCTCTGAGCGGTGGGGGCAGCTGGATACAGGGCCTCGACATCACCGCTCCTGCGCGCACTGTTGCCCCTATGCTCGGTACTAAAATAGCATCGAGCGTGGGTGCTCTCGCCCCAAACCTTATCTCGGGCAGCTCCGGCAACGACGTTCTGCGGGGCGACCCCGCCGATGACATGAAAGGCCAAAGCCAAGGCGATAACACGATTGAAGAGCTCGTCGTCACCGGAAGAAAATTAGCAGAAGCGGCTGTTGCCAATCCGTATCTGGACCCCAACGCCCTCGCCGCGCTAGTTCCCGGCGCTACCTTCGACATGGCTATGAACGCCATCCTTAATAACCCGCCCGCAACGACGGAGACCGCAAAACCGGGACAATTCAACTCAGAAGAAGTAGTCGTTACGGGGTTACCCGCGCAGAAGGCCGCGCTAACGACGCTCCAAAAGACGCTCATTGTCGGCGGGCTCATCACTTCCGCAGCTCTGGCCGCCCAGCTAACCGCCTCCGGTGTGCCGACGACTGAGGCCGAAGCCAAAAATCTTATGGACAGCGTTAAAGAGCCCTTTGGTGTAGCGGCCAAAGTTGCTGGCGCGGGCGTGTTGGCGGCAGGCGCGCTCGGCGACGTGCTCGGGGGTGGTGGTGGTTCCGGTGGCGGCGCGGGCGGCGCGGGTGGGACTAGCTCCCTCCAGCAACAACGCGCCAACTTGTCGCCTATTTTCAGGGCTCAACTCGGCGCACCCCGTGGCCTGTTCAGCGTCTTGGGCTCAACACCCACGCTCCCCAACTCGCGTCCGGGCAACAACTTCAGCGTAACGCCCTCTGGCGGGACCGCCCCCACAACCGCAACCCTCCCCGCAACCACGGCCACCCCCACGACTGCGACCACTCCCGCTACCGCTGGCGTTCCCAGCACGCCCTCCCTCTCCGCCTACCTAGCCCTGTATCCCGACGTGGCTGCCGCTGCGGCAAAAGACCCTAGCGGCTACGGTGACGCCGACGGTGACGGCACCATAACGGCCCGAGACTTTGCCCTCGGCCACTACCTTAGGTACGGCGTTAAAGAGGGCCGCAAGATGGGGGCCAAGGCCGGTGGCGCAGTCCACGGCTACGCCCACGGCTCCTCCCCTAGGCGCGAGTTTGCGGTTCAGGGCAGAGGCACGGGCCGCAGCGACAGCATCCCCGCCGTCCTAAGCGACGGCGAGTATGTCATGGACGCGGAGACGGTCGCGCTGCTGGGCGACGGCTCAAGCAAGGCTGGGGCCGCGAAACTCGATCAGTTCCGTGTTAGTGTGCGCAAGCACAAGGGCCGCGACTTGGCGCGGGGCAAGTTCAGTGTAAACGCAAAGCGCCCAGAGGCGTATCTTTCCGGGGGAGCATCCTAATGCCCACAACCTCAAACGTCGTTCTGGCACCCTCGTCCAAGACCACGGAAAGCGTCCTGCCGGATTGGTACACCAACTATGCGATGGACATTCTGTCCAATCAGCAGGCGATCTCCAATCAGCCCTACACGCAGTACAACCAGCCGCGTATCGCCAGCTTCGC